TACATTAGTCAAGACCCCATTCCTTTTTGCACTCTTCAAGGGTAAATTCCTCATCTTTATCGGTTTCGGGATCGTTTTTATAGTTATTCCACATGTTTTCGCAGAATGTATCGTCGGCTTCCTCATCGGCGGTTATGCCCTGCACATAGGCAAGTACATACCCCATTTTATATTCCGGCACTCTATCCAACAGCTGTATTATTATTTCTTTATTACTCATAACTGACAGCCTCCTTATGTATTTCATATTTTGATTTATATTATTATACCACAGATAAACATATAGTTGTTCATTATGTTTTTCCGTTTATTAAAATTTTTCATGATAACATTTTCTAAATCCTTGAAGTGATATTCCATGCAGTCTTTTTATCTGCCTGTATGAATAACTCATCTCCACCGCTATCTCTTCAAGACTCTTATACTGCACATATCTCTTATACAATATATCTATGTATACAGGATTATCCATGCTCTGTATCTCGTTTATAATCTTATTCCTAAGCATTAACATCGCGCCCAAATCCGAATTTATTTCTTTTTCCAAATCAACTATTCTCGTTATTTCCTCTGATAGCCTATCCCTCGGCGTTGTCTGCACCCTCTCGCTGTCCGTACCTGTTGATATGCTTTCCAGTGAAGATTTCAGCCTTTCCAGTTCTTCTTCTTTCTGTTCTATCTTTATTTCGGCAGTCCTCAGCTGCCTTAAATACTCCTTTGGCGTTTTCTTTTCCAACTACATCACCTCTCTATAGGTTTTTGTGTGTTTATACGCATAATCAATATAAAACCCACAAAATTCTATATACCATCTTTTTTCTTCTTTTTCCATTCCAGCAGCCTGTACTTAATATTTATAATGACTGCTGTTAATCTGCCGCATAAGTCAATTACCACCTTATCCCTATAGGGAATATCTGAAAACATATCTACTACCGGAGCGTTTTTAATAAGCTCATCTAACTTACTACTCATTACCTATCTTCTCCCTCTATGCTCTCAATTTCGCCACCACAAGCGGCATATCCGGCTATATCAATCCAATTATCATTCTTTGCGTGTCCGCTCGCTATTCTTGCTGTTTTTTGCAAAATAAGCATAGCCGCAACATCTTGCGGCAATATACAAACGTCTGCTCCCTGTCCAACACATTTTGCACTGATATATATTTCCCATAGATTAGCTATTGTTTTAAAATTGTTTTCGGGGCTTCCGTAATCCTGTTCCCTGTCTCCGTTTACTGCTTTTTCAGCTATCTGTAACAATTCACTTCTTGTCATCTTCTTCCCTCTCCATTCTCCCCAGCTGCCTTTTGACCTTAAACCTCTTTATCTCGTCAACCTTGTCCTGTGCGTTGAAGTGCATTATCATCTGCTCAATCATTACTTCCACGTCTGCCATCTCTTCTAAAAAATGCGCTTTACTGTCCGTTCCGTTTATGTACCCGTCTGAGGCTTCTATCAGTTCTCGGCACTCTTCTTTCAGTTTTGCGACCTGTTCCGTTATGCCGTAGTGGTTTAATATCGCTCTCTCGCCCAGTCTCAGCTTGTAATCCTTAATCAGAAAGTATACGTTTGTTATGACTACGGCAATAGCTAAAACATATATTAAGAGTTCTATAAAGTCATTGAAAGTCATTCTTCTTCACTCCAGTCTATAGCCTGTCCGCACTCATTACAATAATTACATTTTCTCTGGTCGTGTGGTTTACATTGTGTAGCATTATACCGCTGCCCTACAAACCATCCACACTCAGGGCATACCCAGTCTTGCCATTGCACATTTCGCCATTCGTGGGGCTTATCTCCCTTGTTTGTATGAATTATGGATACTCCGCTTTTTAATATCGGCTTCTTCGGTATCTGCTTTTCCAGTGCTTCTATAGCCGTAGCTATTGCAATTGCATAATCTAACGGATAGTTCCATTCGACTTCTGCCTTTGCTATTTCAAGTATTTTTATCGCTTCTTTCGGTGTCATTTTCTCTCCTCCAACGCTCTTTCCGCTTCTTCTTTTGTGAGAAACACGGTTTTGCCAAAGTCTTTATATTCAAGTTCGTAACTATCATATTCAAAGATAATTGTTCCTGTTGGAAATCTTTTTATTGTAACCTCATCGGCATCAAGATAGTATATTTCTTCATATTCATCAATTATATATAATTCCTTTGTTCCCACCTTACAGGGAAGCCTTATTAGCAATCCCTGTTCTTCTAAGTCCTCGTATTCTTTTAATTTGTCATACATTTCTAAAAGTACAATATCATTAAATTGTTTTATGGAAGAAGTTGGTCTGAAATATTTAGTTGTTAATCTATCCATCATTCTCACTCCTCTATCAAATCAGGCAGATATATAGGACTGTTTTCAAAGGTGATGAAATCGTATAGACGACTGTTAATAAGATTACCGTCTCCTTCAAAATCAATTAGATTACGAGTAGGTTTTTTCGGATAAAACCAAACATCTTCTCTATCTTCGTCTCTCGCTGCCCACGGCGTTCCTTCCGCAATCCTTCCCTTTATAGCAGTTATCTGCTGTTCGGTAAGAGTTATTTTTTCGGGTATTATTCTAATGAGTTCCGGGTGGGCTATCATTCTACATAAATTTTTTTCACTAAATGAAATATACCACTTATCATCTATATACATTTCTCTTACATCCCCTACTATTCTATAGGGACTACTACCATCAAACCTAAACTCCTGCCCCTCTTTAACTCCTAATATATCGCTTAGTCTGCTCATCTTAATCCCTCCGTATCTATATGTTTCCATTTATGAACAACTAATCCGTCCATCTTGCCGAAATGTCGGCTGTTTAACTCCCACTCAAATCTACCTTTTTCGTTTTCCCATAATGTTCCTATATCAAACGCATGGTCATAGGTTATGTTTTTTTGCCTTGCGCTGAAACAGACTAAAATATCTATTGCTGTTGGCGGTAATTCGTTCTCGGTGTTATGCCAACGATATTTTTCCTGTAATTTTAAACACTGCACTGTATCTTTCAGTATGGCACAGCCGTGTACTCCGCAGTTATGCTCGTAACCACATCCAAGACAGTTTATACCGCCTGTGTTTACTGACATTCTTTTTAAACTCTTTATTAGTTCGTTAATCTCAATCATTTTCTTTTCTCCTCCCCTATAAAGAACTTATATCTCCAACCACCCTCTTTCATGCCCGGTCTGTGTTGACACTTGACATTCATCGCCTATATGTAGTCAAGGGATTAGTTTTGAATTATTATGCGGTTTATTTTTTTTGCGACCGGTTTATTATATAAAGGGGTTATCCCTGTATACCTTGGTTTTTCAAAGCTCTCTTCTTTTCGTAGTACTCTTTCTGATACGCCATTATTCTCTCTTTATTTTTTCTGTAGTAATCGGCTTTGTATTTTTTATACCGCTCCTTACGTCTGCGATAATAGGCTCTTTGATACTCGTTCCTTTTTCTTCTTATTTCTTCGTACTCATCGGGTTCTTCTGCCCTCAAACCTGCTACTATCTCGGCTTTCTTCAAACCTGCCAAATCATCGGCGGTTACTTCTTCGCATATACAATCATCATAAGGGCAGTTGAAGCAATCTCTATCGCACATCTGTTTCACCTCTCAGAACGGAAGGTCTTCATCTTCCACGTTGTCGTCTATGGGGTAAAGGTGGGAATTGACAGCTTCGCTCAAAGTTTTTTCCTCACTCTTGTTCTTGCTTTCGGCAAAATACTGTTCTTCAACCACAACTTCCGTTGTTACACGTTTCCTACCTTCGTCATCTTCCCAATTGCGGACCTGAAGCCTTCCGACCACGCTTACCATCTGACCTTTTCTAAAATACCTTTCCGTAAACTCGCCATTCTTTCCGAAGGCTACGCACGGTATAAAGTCTGCGTCCGGTTCACCTTGACGTTTAAAACGTTTGTTCACTGCCAGTGAATATCTGGCAACCGCCAACGGCTCTGCTCCTTGCGAATATCTAACCTCCGGGTCTCTCGTGAGGCGTCCCATCAAAATCACCTTGTTCATACTCTTAACCTCTCAATCTATAGTTATTCTCCGGTTTTCTTTCAACGCTGATGTGGTTGTTTCCGCACCTCTGTTTAATCCTGCTTCCTGTTGCCTCGTCTATGTCCAGAAGCTCTCCCAGTGTTCTTTCGCTGGATATAATCGTTATCAAATCTCTATTGTTATAGCGATAGTTCAGCAGTTCAAAAGCTATGTTTACATCCGCTGTTGTCGGCTGTTTCCCTTTCTCCGTCTTGAAGAAGTCATCTATGTACAGCACATCGGTTCTTTTGAACTTTTCAATCATTTTTCCGTATTCCTCATCGTTGTTCTTGACTGCTTTCAGTTTGACTGTGTCGTCTGTCCAACGCATATACAGCACTTCTCGACCTTTTTTTATCAGGTATGAAGCAATGGCAGTGCATATATGGGTCTTTCCGCTGCCGACCTGACCGCCGATGTAAAACCACCCTTTGGGGTCTTTCGCAAACTCAACAGCCCTTTCCAGTATTCCCTTTTGCCATGGCTTGTCCGCTTTGTAGTTTTTGAATGTGTATTCGGCAACACTGTCTTTCAAACCGCTTCTTTCAAGCCTTGCCATGTTTGCCCTGATTTTCATACACTCACACGGAACAGTAACCATGTATATCCCCTGTGCCTCGGCAACAAAACCTCTGTTTTTGCACTTCGGGCAGTCATAACCGACCATGTTTCCCTCAACTGCATTCATTCTCTCGGCTTCCGCTATTGCCGCTTCTCTCATTCGTTTTTTTCTATCGTCAGACGTTGAGTCCGTCTTGCAGGTATTCATCCCATTTGCCTTTACCGCTAAGCTCATGCTTCTCCTCTCCTTTCAGCCTGTCCCAGATAATGCCTCGCCACCCGTTCGCCATGCTTTCATCCATCAACGCCATTACAGGGTTTTCGCCGTACTCTCCGCTTTTTTGGCTTACTCTGTTCAGCAATGCGGTCAGTCCCGTCGATTTATACGTTTCTCGTCTCTCGCTCTTGTACTTTAGCCATTCTCTGATTTTGATAACCATGGCTTCCGAGAAATCGTATTGGCTGATGATGTCCTCTGGGGTTTCTTTTGGGGTATCTTTAGATACCCTTTTCTTTATTTCTTCCCTTCTTACTTTCTTACTTTCTTCTATTGTTGTGATTTGACTGTGATTTGTCTGTGGTTTGTCTG